CATGGGATCATACACGAAGGCGAAGAAGTTCGCCGTGTCGGCAAGACCGGACACCGCAGTGTGCGACAGGCCCATGATGTAGTTCGGAACGACCATAATGTCACCGAAGTCACTCATGTAGATCTCAACCGACTGACGCAGCTTGCCGTCCGTGTCGATGTTCCGACGCACGTTACCGGGACCGGTACCTTCAACAGCCGAACCGGCAGCTTGGGCACGAGCCGAGAAGGCACGCTTGTTGGCGGGCGACGTCATCAGCTTCGTGGCACGGCCACCTTGTTCGTAGATGGTCTGCATCAGCGTATCGACGTGCGACAGCTGCAGCGGATTCAGGTCACCTGCCGTAACGGTCGTGTACGTACCCGAAACACCACCGCCCGGATTCGTGGGGGCAGTGTACTCGCCGGGAGTCGTCAGAACGTTCTTGACGTTGTAGTTCATCCACGCTTGATAGCCACCGAACTTACGGGGGCTCGAGCCGGTCGAAGTCTGGCTGGTCGCAACGAGACCGAATTCTTGGTCACGCTTCATTTCCACGCCACGCTTCTTCAGCTGGTACGCGTATTCGTCGGCAACGCCGGCTTGGTCGACGGCACGCTTGGTACCGGTAACTTGCACAGTCTTGCTGTTGATCTGGCAGTAGTTGCCCAGACGCGTACGGAAGGGCTCTGCAGCTTGCGCGGCAGCTTGCGTAGCGAACGTGACACCTTCAGCGACAGCCGCTTGAGTGGGCACAGCCAGTTCGTCGGTTTGCCACTCGTGGAAAATAGCGGTCGCTTTGGTGCGGCCGATGCTCGACAGGAAAGGCACTTCATCGCGAGAGATCATCGAGATGAAATTCGCCAGATCTTCACGCTCGGAAGCGTTGTCGCGGTTACCGGTATCGCTGGCCGAACGGGCAGCGGCCTTAGGGCCACCGGATGCAAAGTTGTTAGCAGCCATTGTTAGGCTCCTTCATATAGTGAGTGTTTAAAGTTTACGGCTCACTGAAGAAATACGCTTGAGGAAATCCAATTGTTCGCTCTCACCGGCTTGACCCGACAGAACTCGCTCACGCGACTGTTGGTTTTGCTGTGATTGCTTTTGAGCAGCAGGGGTGCCCCTGCGGGTCGGAACACTCTTGGCGACAGGAGCAGCCTTGCGCTTCGCAGCGCCGACGTCCTTTGCGGTCTTCAACTTGCGATACTCGTTAATGAACTTAACGACTTTCGCAGAGTAAACCGATTCCAATAGTGCTTCGGGAATACCTTCTTCGATTGCAAACTTACGAATACTTGTGGCAAGCTTTTCGTCAAATTCCGGCAGGACTTCTTTAATGTCCGTCTGGAACTGAGCGATCAATTTCTGTTGCTCTTCTGTCTGTTTGCTTTGAAGTTGCTCTACAACCTTTTTGGTCTGCTCTTCACGCTTATTGCGGGTCGCCCAGTACTTCTCTTGGATTTCTTCTTGTTTTTCCTTGAGGTCTCGGGCAGTGTACGTGTCACCATCGTCACGGGCCTTCTTGATTTTGGCCGTGAGGGCTCCGTACTCCGCTGTCATTTCGTTTTCTCGCGCAGTAAATTCCTCATGAAGAACGGTACCGATCTGGACGAGCTCATCGAGCTTGACCTTACGTTCGTCTTCAACTTGTTTCTTCAGTTCACCTAGTTCTCGTCCCTTTTGAGACAGGTGTTGATCAGTGGCGAAACCCTTGCGGACCTCAGCCAACGTCTTGTACTCGATCTTACCGTTGACGGTAACAGGGAGTTTATAGTCCCAGTCAATGTCTTCTTCCTTGGGCAAATCAGCTTGGGTAGACTCGTCATCCTTGCTTTCATCTTCCGCAGATTTGTCATCTTCTGTATCAGCATCTGCATCGTTATCGGCGTCAGAAGTGTCATCGGGATCTGCATCCACTTCATCATCCGGAGTTGGGACGTCCTCACCGTCATCTGGTAGAGATCCTTCAGCTTCTTTCTTGTTTTTGGCCAGTAAGGCCGCAACAGGAGAGTTCTTCATGATGTCATCAAAGTTCGGAACTGCCAACTCATTCTTTCCGTTCGATCCGTCATCTCTAGCGGCAAAGTCAGCTGAACTGACTTCGCTTGCGGGCGTAGAGGTAGAGAGATAGTCGAGGGTAGTTAGTGCCATGTGTTAAGTATCCTGTTAGACAGACTTGCTTTGCTTGGCTGCGCGGACTGCGGCCATACGGGTTTGTTCGGGGGTGGGCTCGCTGGGAGCGACCATGGCCTTCACAATTTCCAAAGCGTTATGTATATGGACAAGGACCGGCGCATAGTTCTGCGCACGACCTACGCCACCTGATTGTCCGCAGATGGCGATTTCGCCGACCAGTTGGTCTTGGGCACGCGAAAGTACCTCAATAGCTTGTTCGAATTTAGTCATCAGTATTCTGTTCCTCTGCTTCTTGAGGGTTTTGAATATACTTCGCGTTCCTACCGAGAGTTTCCCTCTTGATAAGGTTTTCCTTGACGCTCCCTAGAGCCAGTGCCGTATGGTACAGAAACTCACGTTCCTTGGTACAGTGTGGCTCGCTCTTGACCCACTGCGAAAACAGTTCGGTCAGGATGTCAGTGAATGCCTCATTGAAGAACTCTTCTCGTTCTTTGGTGGCGAATTGTCCTCGTGTCAGTGCGAGTTGTGCGTCCCTAAAGGGCTCAACAACAGTCTCGCGAGTCTGCACGTCTACACGGGGTTGGATACGATCCTTGAACCCCTTCTTGAATTTGTCCGTCATTTACTGTGGATCCTTCTATATCGGTCCTCATTGAATCCCTGGAGATTCCTATTAGGGGCCGACTAATTAGTGCATTGCCCCGTCTTGGGACATAATTGCAGCAGCGGGCTCATCCTTTGGCATTTCTACCTTGGGAGAGTTGACAGGGGCGGATGCATCTTGATTGATGAATCCCCATGCCTTCTGGATCATTTCGTCCATGTTGGGTTTCTCGATCGGAACGAGTATACCGTCCTTGGCAGCCTTGATTGTGAGGTCAGCCCACTCTTGGTGATGCTTGTCCATCGCAATGATCATCTGGCGCATGTTATCCTGCATTGCGTTCTTGCTTTGGATATTCGTTAACGCGATGGTCGCCTCACGTTGCATAATGTCAAGTTTCTTAACTTGTTCTTCCAGGCCGCGCAGCTTCTCGGCGGCAGCACCCTCGGCGTCACGAGCTTTCTTGGCCATTGCCTTGAACTCATCCGTGGTGTAATCCACAATGAACTCGAGCGGGTCCAGATCCAGGGCCTCCAGTGCCTTGGCGGCAATGTTGGCTGCAGCTTCCGGATTGATGACACCGCCGGCGCCTGCTTCCTTCAGGGCGGGGATAATTTCCCGTGCAACTTGGCCCATCTTGCGCTGCATGGAGCTATTGCCGTTCTCGCCGACGTCAGCATTGACCCACAGTTCCATATCCTCGGGGAGGGCAGCCGGATCCAGCAGGTGGCCGCGACCCTTCGAGTCGGTGAACTTGATCTTCTTGCCGGCCATCTTCTCACGGAGCATCTTGTAGACACCCGTTGCGAGTTGACGGAAGCCGGTCTCGGCAAAGCGACGAGCCATGTACTGGATGCGGACCTGCGCGGCAGACATAGCCCGCGCCATCTTCTCCTCGGAGTTACCCGAAACGTACAGAGTGTCGTTCAGACCTTGCGCGGCCTTCGAAAGACCGGTAGCTTGCTCTTTGTGCAGCTGCAGGGTTTCCAGCAGAGGAACAGTACCCTGACTGATTGTGTCAGGCGTGAGCGCCGCGACTGCATTGTTCGGATTGCCGTTGGTGGCGATCAGCTGCTTGGGCTTCATGTTCTGAAGAGCAGAGAAGTCGACAACGTTCGGATCCGCCAGCTTCGGGCTGTAGTTCGTCAGGTAGACATTCTCGACGAAGCCACGCAGGATGGCAGTGGTCGCGAGAGTGGTCGGCCGGATCATATCTGCGGCAGAGAGTCCGTGGAACTCATGCGGCACTTCGAAGGGACAGAGAACTGCGATAGGAATGCAGTCAGCGTCCTCTTCGACAAGGATGTGCTTACCGGCTGTAATGAAATGCTTCAGTTCGGCAATGCCGTCGCCGTCGCGATCCAGTCGGAGCCACGATTCGGTCACGTTTACGGTGCGGCTGGCCTCATCGAGGTCAACTTCACGCGAACGACCGACAAGGTAGTACTCCTCGCCCACGAGTTTCTTCCGAACTGCACGTTCTTCGTTGTATTTCTGCAGAAAGTTCGTCGCGCCGTCACCGACTTCAGCCCAGTTGATGTCTTTGGTCGTTTCCGGGTAGTATTTCCGCATTTCACTGCGAGTCATTTCACTTTGCACGGCTACGAAGGGAGCATCCTCAATAGTGTGAGCGTCGCGGCTGATCCGGAACAATTCCGGGTGGACGTTGTCGATTTTGATGCGACTTTTGTCGATCTTCCGGCGGATTCGCACGTCCTGGTACACATTTACGATAAACTGGGAGCCATCCGGGCCGGTTGCCATGCGGGGCTCATAGTTGAGCTCGCCGACTAGCTCGGAATCTTCATCCGACAGCAGAATATCCAGATTCTCTTGGGTGATTTCGTCGAATTCGTCGAACTTGTACTCAAAATCTTCGACGTAGCCCCACTTGACGATGGAGTTCTTCCACAGTAGGGCCGATTTCATCCACGTACTGATGATATTCCAGCCGCGATTCTGCTTGAATACCACAAAATCGAGCAGGTCACCGGCCAGCTTGGCGGCAGCCAGACTTGTCGGGGTCCGCTTCATCGGAACAAACTTGGCAAGCTTGTTGTTGTTCATCATGAGCTCTGACAGGATGGACAGATACCCTTCGACTACCTCAACGGTATCCGAAGAGACAATCTGTGACACACCCTGCGGGGTCAGGTGACCCTCTGCCATCATGCCGTACTCGTAGGTACTTCTCTGTCTCTCGCGGGCAATATCGGCGCTGTTGAGCCAATCACCCACACTGTTCATAATGCCGGACTGAATCAGGGAGATTACCTGAGCGTCACTGACTTTCTCGCGTTCTTCGTACATTGTACATAACCTTTCGTTGGGTTCGCTTGAACCCGCTACCATTCAGTCGGGTTTATGACAGTTACAGGCTCCGGATTGGGAGCGTCCTATTTGCGGGAGAACCGACTTGACCTTTGCGGCCCTCGGGTTGCTTGCCCTGCGTTTTCGGCTCTTGGGGCATCTTGATAAACTTCTTAATGTCCTGAGTGGATTGCTTGTCGTTCAGAAATGGGGTTGCCATCTTTTATCCTTAGTAGAGTGTCGGCGGGTCGGTGATCGTTCCCCACGCCGATCCGGTCCAGTAATTTGCGGGTCTTGCCCTGAAGCTCCATGCACCGTCTTGCGCCACGTAGAAGCCGCCGATAGGATGGCCGACATTCTGTGTGAAGAACTGATTGGTGTTGTTGAAGCGGGCTGACTGCGCAATCGTTATCGAGAGCGTGCCCCCGTAGAAGCTGTTCGTGTTTGTGAACAACGACGGAGTCAGGTTCGTTACTGTTACCAGCGAATGCGCGAAGAAGCTATTCTGGTTCGTGAACAGGTTGCCCAGGAGGGTGTACCTGATCGTGTGCGTGTAGAAGCTGTTCGAGTTGCTGTACAGAGCCGGGGATACGTTCAGACTGAGCCCGTGGCCGAGGAAGCTGTTCGTGTTCGTGAACAGACTCGGGGTCAGCACCTGACTGATACCCAGGGTGTGGGCGAAGAACTGATTCGTGTTATCGAACCTGCTGGCCGTGAGCACTTGAGTCAGCAACAGTACATGACTGTAGAAGCTGTTAGCATTCGTGAACAGGACCGGAGTCAGGTTCAGACTGAGTGAATGACCGTAAAAACTATTCGCGTTATTGAACAGGCTCGGAGTCAGCACCTGAGGTTGCGTCAGGGTGTGGGCGTAGAAGTTGTTCGTATTCGTGAACAGACTGGGCGTCAGGTTCAGCCGGATCGAGTGACTGTAGAAGCTGTTAGCATTCGTGAACAGACTCGGAGTCAGCAACTGAACTATGGCTACGTCGTGACCGTAGAAGCTGTTCGTATTGCTGAACAAACTCGGGGTCAGGTTCAGAGCCAGCGAGTGGCCGTAGAATGTCTGACTGTTACTGAAGAGGCTCGGGGTCAGATTCAGACTGAGTGAATGACCGTAGAAACTGTTCGTATTCGTGAACAGGCCCGGCGTCAGGTTCAGACTGAGGGAGTGACTGTAGAATGTCTGACTGTTGCTGAACAGAGACGGGGTCAACGTCTGTGTGGTGCTCGCCGTATGAGCGTAGAAGCTGTTCGTATTGCTGAACAAACTCGGTGTCAGGTTCAGACTCAGGGAATGACTGAAGAACTGGCTCGCGTTATCAAACCGGGCACTCTGAGTCAGATTCTGAGGCTGAGTCAGCGTTTGCGTGAAGAAGCTGTTCGTATTCGTGAACAGACTCGGCGTCAGGTTCAGAGCCAGCGTATGTGCCAGGAAGCTGTTGCTGTTGCTGAACAGGGCGCTCTGCACCAGATTCATCTGGATCGAGTGACCGTAGAATGTCTGACTGTTGCTGAACAGAGACGGTGTCAGGTTCAGACTCAGCGCGTGCGCGTAGAAGCTGTTCGTATTGCCGAACGTACTGTCCTGCGTCAGACTCTGAGCTCCACCCGGCTGTGTGACGACGTGGGCCAGGAACGAATTGGAGTTCGAGAACAGGGTGGGCGTGACCTCGACCGCAAGCGTGTGCGCGAAGAAGCTATTCGTGTTATCGAATCGTGCCGTCTGGGTCAGCTGTGTTGCGGAAAGACCCTCCCAGAAGTCCTTGGCTATCAGTGCACCTGTCGTACCCTGCTTGTACAGGTTTTTAGTGGACAGGACTCCCGTGGGAAAGTCCCGCCAGATACTGTTAGCCATAGGGACTCCTAACCGTTAGCAATATCGATCATCATCTCGGGAAGCTGCGCAGCGGTAGAGTCCGGTACGAACACTGCGATGAGTGCGCTGTTATCGAACACCACAGGCATTCCGGTGGCTAGCGCATCTTGGATGCTGCTGTCGTTGGCGACACGGACTCGAATTTGGCCCAAGCGTCGAAGCACCAGAATGTTGAACGTTCCCGCGCTCGCAACAGAGCCGACCACACCGGTGACACCCTGGATGCCGCTGTCGCCGGCGGCAAGAGGGATGGGAGCCATACGACCCAAGATCATGGCCGCAGGCATGGCGAAGGTACCGGTGCTGCTCGATGCACCACCCTGGTCG